ATACCCACGACGGATACCTTCTTCAAGTGCCTGTTCTAGTATAACACGGAATTTGGGAGTCATTGGGGATTTGTGTATACGAGTATTATAAGGCATCACAGGGGGTTTTAGAGTGCCCCTGTGACAGGCCATGAAGTGTCTACCTCAAAGTTTGGGTCAAAGTTTAGGTTCATTCCTTGGGTATTGTATCCGTTATAATAACCATGAGGATTACATATAACTCTACAACCACCAATCATATAATCAAAACTCTCGTGAGTATGTCCATGGCTCCAGTATTTGATTTGAGGATTATCAAAAATCAAATCATCAAGGTCACTTACATAAGCACCATTCGCAATACCAGAATTTCGGTATTTTGGGTGTACAGATTGATAAGAAGGGCCGTGATGAGTAAGAACCCAAGTTTTAGTATTCTTAAACTGTTCCAACTTTTGTTGAAGGAATAGTTTAGATTTCTTATGAAACTTGAGAGTATCATCTGGGTTCATCTTACGATAGTTGGAACCAATACGAATAGTCTTATAATCATTAAGACATTGGGCTGCCTCCATCATCTCCAGAGCATTCTCATTACGAAAATCAGTCCATAGAGTTGCTCCAAGAAATACCCAGTCCTCGATTCTTACAAAGTCATTCTCAAGGATATGAATACCAGTTGGCAGATGCTCTGCAAGAACATCCCAAGTTCCTTCATAGTTGTATCCATATGCTTCATGGTTTCCTGTAATATACAGAACTTCATCAAAGTTATCAACACACCTCTTAAGAAAGTTATTATAAACTTTCTTAAGATTACCATTCTTCTTAAAGTGACGAGCACAAAGAATGTCTCCACCAAGAATAAGAACTTCACCCTCTCCAAGATCAGGAACTCCATGACCATACTCACAACTCTCCAAATGGAGGTCACTAACTACTTTGATTTTCATAAAACCTCCCAGTCAGCATCTGTTTTTTTACCGAAACGACAGATACCACTACGAAGTGCTACCCAGAAAAAGTATTTGCGATTTTCTGATGCAAGAAACAATTCTTCACCAGTATCCTGCTCCACAACACACACAGGATTATTATCCATTAGATTAGCAAATCTGTTTTTAGCTTTGCTTGATTTGGGTTTGACTGTAACTGTGCGGGTCATTTGTTTTTGATAAAGCAGTAAAGGAAGGTCAGAGATTCGAACTCTGGGAGACTATTAACCTCAGTAGTTTTCAAGACTACCACCATAAACCACTCGGTCAACCTTCCAATAAAAAAAAGGGGGGGGGATGATACCCCCATTTGTCTATCAGACTTGAACAGGAACCAAAACCTTATTATTCTTGAGTTGAGCAATTAGTTTGCCTACACTTTCAGTAGTACGAATTTGATCTTCAACACTTACTGGATCAGTGCAAGAAAATACATAGGACTTATCAGGATTGCTATTGTAAGTTACTCCAACTTGCATACCATCATAGTCAAAAGAGACTTGAGAAATAGCAGAAGATTCAACAGAAAGAATGGCAGTGAATGACATGTGTTTTTGATTTATTACCTAGTAATCATAGCACAGATTGAGGTGCTTGGGGAAGTCCCTGTGCCAGTTTCAGAAGTGGTTTCTTTGAGTGTATCTACCACTCAAGGGTTTCTTTAAGTGTATCTACATCCTTCCAGTTTCTTGAGTCTCTTTCTTGATACTCTGTATAAAGGGCATTATGTATAGTCATCAAGTCATCTATCCAAAATGCCTCTGGATAAACACCAAGAACACTCATTAGTCCTCTGTGTGATGTTCCTTCTCTTTCTGCCTTACAGATAATATAACAAAATGCCTCTACTGCCTTATACTTATCCTCGGCAGATAGCATATGATACCACCCCACAGATTTCTCAATACTATCTTTATGTGCTTTTGCAAGGTCTTCTCTCAATTTTACCATTTCTGGGGAGTTGAGAGACTCTAACAGAGTATTCTTCTTTGATTGTTCTTCTTGAAATTTAGGAGAGTCAATCAGTTCTCCTGTAGAAACTGAATTTGGTTTTGGTACGTGTTGTGATGCTGGTTCATTCATGATTAAACTTCTCCTTGAGGTGAAATCCAAAATCCATCATCAGTCATCGTATATCCAGCAGCAATCATTTCATCATAAGTCATTGGTTCTTTCTTACGAACAAGTATATTACCATTAGATACTTCATAAACAAGAGTATCACCTTCCTTCCAACCACTTCTTTCTAACAAGTCTTCTGGTAATGTAACCACACCCTCATCATCTACTGGTAAAATCCAGGTCTTGGGTTTATCTTCTTCTGGATGTTTTGATGCATATTCCAAATCACTGTGTCCCCAAGGAGGCATACAATCATTCTCGTCCTTATTGTCTTCAATAAATTGGTTCCAAGGAGACTTATAAGGTTTAGCAGTTCCTTTCAGTAAATCAAAGAGTTCTTGACTCTTCTCATACTGTAACTGCAAATACTCTGTGTGTTCGGCAACAGTCTCTATGATTGTTTCATAGATTTGATTGGCACCTATCTGCTCATCATTTATCGCATCATATAGAAATGCATTCAGTTGTTCCATTGTGTAGTTTTTGGTCATTTGTCATCACCGATTACAAGGTTTTCTAAAGTTTTGATTCGTTCTTTGAGCATATCAATCTCAATCAAGATTTCATAGAGTTCATTTGTTGTCCCCACGTTTTCATCTTCTAATCTTTCTACTCTATCCATAATAGAAAGATCTTTTTCTGTAGCAACATACTCATTAATCATAAATTTCAAGATATTCTGTATTGTCCACCAGTTCCCAATCTAAATTGAGATTTTCTATAAATTCTATAAGTTCATAGTCATCTTTAGGTAGACATTCACCTTCATCTAAAGCAAAATGAGATTCACATAAAGCAGGTCCATATTCAGCAGGATCATATAAAGTTGGAACACCAGTAACAACTGCATCCTCAATTACAGCAGAGACATAAACAGTACCATCCTCATTAGAATTAATTTTATCAATTCTGTCAATTTTAATACTATTCATTTTTTCCTCATTTCTTTTTGAATCATTCTTTTTGCAGTATCCATTGTAGTATGAACTGAAATTTGTTGTCCATTGTGTATTGTCATAAATTTTTTAGAATATGGAATGATTGCCCACTCCATATTCTTACTGACCCATCCTAATTGAGATTGTTCCATTTATGTTGAAATATCATCAAAGTCAACATCAGGATGCAAAAATTCTAGATAGTCTTCATAATCAACTCCAAGATACTCTGCAAACTGCTTTAACTCTTCATGGTGCTCTTTGACCATGAGATTTGACATGTCTTCAATCATAGTACCTCCTCAGTAACCATATCTGGAGATCATTTGCTCCATTCTGTCCTCTCTGTATTCATCTTCCATGTATTCTGATCTAATATCCTCAAGTTCCTCATAAATGAGGTCAACATCTTCTTCTACAAAAAGGGAAGTCATAAGAGATTTTACCTGTATGAATTGTTTTATTTAGTCTCAGAAGGAATCAATTCCTCTTGATGTTGTTCAAATTCAGCATCAATTTTGTCATACAACTCAACAAAAGTTGATTTGGTTTCATCATCAAAACGATTTAAACAAACTTTAATTGCCTTATCTTTTTTACCAAAGATTGAATATGCTTTGATAATATGAACAAGACGACGAGTAGAAATCACTTCATCAATACCACCATCAGTAAAAGTCTTACGAATAATATCAGACCAAGTACAAAGGTGTTTGATGAAATCAGTGTGCTCTCCAACTAAAGGAATTTTAAGAGATTCAGCAACTTTTGTCAAGATCTTTATCTCAACTGTCACATTGGGATAGTTCTGCTCAAAGGTAATAGGAAACCTTTCCAGAAATGCTTCATTGAGAACATTAGTTCCAATAAACCTACCATCATCAGATCCCTTACCTTTAGTGTTTGCAGTTGCAAATACATTGAAACCTTTTTTAGGTAAAATATGCTTACCAATTTTTTTCAGGAATACACCTTTACCTTCTAAAATTGACTGAAGACACATGATTTTATTGGAAGCAAGGTCAATCTCATCTAGGAGAAGGATTGCACCACGTTCCATTGCTTCAACCACAGGACCATTATGCCAAACTGTCTCACCATTTACAAGACGAAATCCACCAATCAAATCATCCTCATCTGTTTCTATTGTAATATTAACACGAATAAGTTCCAGACCTAGTTGGGCACATGCTTGTTCTATACAAAAGGTTTTACCATTACCAGAAAGACCAGTGATGAAAGTAGGATAAAAGAGACCAGAGGATATAACTTTTTTAATATCACTAAAGTTACCGAAGTTGACGAAAGTATCATCTTTATCAGGAATAAGGGTTTGACTAACTGCTTCTATCATAGTAATTGGATCAGCAGCAGGAGCAGAATAAGTATCTTCTAGTTCATCAATTTTTTCTTTAGTCACTTCCAAATTCCACTTACCACGAGATACTTTGTATACATTTAGTTTCTTAGATAGTGTAGCATAAGAAGTATTGATTTGTGAAGCAACTGAACGAACAGCATCTGCACCAAACTCAACACCAAACTGATCTTGAAGAAGTTGAATTGCGTTTTCCATAATAAAAATAAAGAACTAGGAGATGCTTAACTACTCATGTAGTATAGCACCTATATTGGGAATATAAGTGTCTTAGTGGACACTTGATAAACTGTCTTTGATCTCACTCAGATGATCCAGATTTAAGTTCATATTCAGGATACCTATCTCTAACTCTATCTCTAAATCTACCATTAAATGATGGGGGATTTAGTTCTCTCTTTTGAGTAATAACTTTATTAATGTGATCAATAATTAAAAGTTTGTCTATGCTATCATTTTTTTTCATTTGGTTTTACTTAAATTGTAATTTCTTTTTACCTACCATAGTTGCACCTTCACCTGATTTTAGAGGTGAATTAGCATCTCTAGTTGAAGTTTTTCCTTGATCATATTTTTTCCCTAACTTGGGATCTGCATCAGATCTTCTAGAAGTTCCTAACCAAGATGCTCTAGATTGTGATCCTGGTTTCTGTTTAATAAGAACACTATCCTGGTCATCATTTTTAGAATCAGGTTTTTGATTTCTTTTATGTTTGAGACCTCCTTCTTGTCCAAGTTTAGTTGCAAGTTTTTTGAAAGTTTTCTTACCTGTTTTACCAGAACCAACTACAAAAGATTTTTCTTTTTGGTCACCATGATCTTTTTCACGATAAACACCTTTTACTTGAGTTGGTCCAGGAAGTCCAGCACCACGAACACGATTAGTAAGTCTTGATGATGCTGCTTGCTTTTCCTTTTTAGTTTTATCTCCTCTGTCTGAGGATACAATAGCAATACCTCCTTTTTGTGTCTTTGAGACAATTCTACTTAAAGATTTCTCTTGAATATAAGAACATTCTACTATAAATTCCTGAAATGTCTTCATTTTTACAAGTCTTTTTAGATATTTAGTTATGCTATTAAGTCAACAAAAGAAGACAAAAGTTTCTTGTTGGTTCTCTTCTTATTAAGCATTTTTGTAAATGCAGTTTTAATTTGTGCTTTAGATGCACCATCCTCAACTATAAA